ATAAACGTATAATATTTTTGAAGTGCCTATAGCTGCATACTTAATAGAAGCTGTACTAACAAAATGATGTAAACCTCTAGCTACACCAGTAAGGTTAGAATTACCTAGTTGTTTCCATCCGCCTATCTTCTCTGGTGTACCATACCTAAAACGTACGTTCTCTCCTTCAACCCATTGACTTTCGGCTCCGGTATCTGTGACTTGTTTGTTGAATCCTGGTAGAAATCCTAATTTTTGTAGCATATAAAAACCTATTGAAATCTTTAATAAACCTTATATAGTAATATATAGATAATGAAAGAGACAAAATGAGTAGAATATTAGCAGTACATAACTCACATAATGCATCTATATGTGAGATTAACAATAATGATATTATCTATTTTCAAGAAGCAGAAAGACTAGATAGATCTAAAAAAAGCAAAAACTGGGAAATATTATTTGATAAATATAGAGATCAAAAATTTGATAAAATAATTTTTCTTCAAGCTGTAGAAGAAAAGGCTATTTTTAAAGAAAGTAGTTTAATTCAAATTGAACAAATATTTAATTCTTTAAATATTGAATGTTTAGAGTTTGTTTATGAACAAGGAAAACATCATTTTTTTCATGCATGCTGTTCTTTCTTTAATTCAGGATTAAAAAAATCTTATGTATTGGTATCAGACGGATCAGGAAGTTTTGATAAAAATAAAAATGTAGAAATGATTTCTTTATATTATTTTAATAAAAATAAATTTAAAAAAATATTTCAAGTATACAAATCTAACACAACAGAATATGTAGATAAAAAAAATACATATATAAATACTGTAAGTTTAGGTAATTTATTTGAAATAACTAAAAATGTTTTGGGGTACAAAGAAGAAGGATCTATTATGGGTTTATCTTGTTATTACAATTTACAAAAAGATACAGATAGTATAAATAAAGACGGAGTATTCCAGTACCCTTTTGCTTTTAAAAAATTTAATCATTTTCAAATATCTCAAGAAAAACTAATGTTTTTAAATACATTAAATAATAGAAAACCTGGAGATAAAGAAAAATCAGCACCTCTAGTATGTAAATCAGTTCAAATAGCTTTAGAAAAAATTATGCTTCAATATATAAAAAATATTACTAAAGGTAAAAAAAGAAACGTTTGTGTTTCAGGAGGAGTTTTTCAAAACACTATTTTAAATAGTAAAATATTAGATATTGTTCCAAATTTATATGTAGATCCTTTTGCTGATGATAGTGGCTTGTCTATGGGAGTGGCTCTATGGCATGCAAATAAAGAAAAATTTAAATGCAATAAAATAAAAAATTTATTTTTAGGCGACTCACCGGATTATAGCGTTGTACCTTTAAAACACGGTCTCAATGTTTCTGTAAAAGACGTAGCTAAATTAATATCTGAAAAAAACATTGTTGCAATTTATCAAGGTAGAAATGAAACAGGGAAAAGGGCACTTGGAAATAGGTCTTTTTTATATGACCCAAGAGATTTTTTTGCAAAAGAAAGATTAAATATATTAAAAAAAAGAGAATTTTTCAGACCGGTGGCAGGTACAGTATTACATGAACATGCTGATGAATGGTTTGATTTAAAATCAAAAAAAGAAACTCCATTTATGTCATATGTATTTAAGGTTAAAAAAGAAGGTATTCCTGGTATTACTCATATTGACGAGACTTGCAGAATTCAAACTTTAAAAAAAGAACAAAATTTTTATTACTATGCTTTAATAAATGAATTTTATAAACTTACTAATATTCCAATGTTAGCAAACACTTCTTTTAATCTTGCTGGAGAGCCTTTAATAAACACTCCTAAAGAAGCTCTTTTTAGTTTAATGCCTAATGAAAATTTATTTGAATACTTATATTTCCCAGAATTAGGGAAGTTATTTAACAATAACTCCATTAATAATTTACATGAAAATTAGAATGTATGATTACTTTAATAAATAAAAACAATAAACTAAATGAAAATAAAAATAGTATAAACGTTACTTATCCTAGATCTATAAACATATTATTTGGAAATTACCCTTACCCTGAAATAGTTCATAACTTTATTCTAGATATAAAAAATAATTTAGATTCAAATATGCAAAATTATACTAACGTAAAAGGAGGAATGACTAATTGGAACTATTTTTTAGATAAAGACAATTTTAAAAACTTCTTTATATTTTTAATAAATAAACATCAAACAACACACCCCGAAATATTTCAATATTTTTTAGAAAAAAATATAGTTAGTAATGCTTGGGGAAATGAAATAAAACCAGGGGATAGTTTAAATTATCACAAACATCCTTGTAAACATGGTATTTTATATTTGACAAAAGGTTGTGATCTAGAACTACCAGAATTAAATATAAAAATAACTCCTGAACCGGGAGACTATTATATATTTCCACCTGAAATACTACATGGTTTTGAAAAATATGAAGGAGAAGATAGTAGATATAGTTTAATTTTTAATATAACACAGGGAGTAAATTCTTTTGAATTTGATAAAAAATATGAACGAAAAAACAGTTAACATAACTAATTTTATAGGGGTTTATGACAACTACATTACCGAAGAGGAATGTAATAAAGCTATTAAATTATTTGAAGATCAAAACAATTTTAATAATACTATGAATAGAATTAGTGGGGAACAATGTTCTATTCTACATAAACAAGACAAACAATTTTTTGCAGAAAAAAATAATATAAATGTTTGGTGGGAAAAATTAAAAACTATGATGTTAAATTTTGATATGGCTTTTAAACATTATGCTGAAAATACTGGAGCAAACGATGCTTATGGAACTCCTCTTGGTTATACAAGTTTAAAAATACAAAAAACTTTACCTACAGAAGGGTATCATATTTGGCATATTGAACACCAAAAAGGCTACGAAAATGAAGCTAGAGCTTTTGTTTTTTCTATATATTTAAATGATGTTGAGGATGCAGGAGAAACTGAATTTTTAAATTTCTCAAAAAGAGTAAAACCTAAAACAGGTAGAATAGTTATATGGCCTGCGTCTTTTCCTTATGTACATAGAGGAAACCCTCCTTTATCCGGTGAAAAATATATTTTAACTTCTTGGATGATGTTAAGATAATTATGAAGAATAAGAAGTAGGTCTAACACCTAATCTTGTAATTTTTTCAGCGTCAGTTTCATCAGTAAGATTATCATCATCCCAATCAGATTGTAATTTAGTTAAATGTGCTGAATCCCATTTAGATGAAAATTGATTAATGTCTCCAATATTTGCATCAGCAAATGAGGAGTGAGGTGTTGAATCTCTGTACTCTACTTCATCAGAAGTAATAGAATTCCCATGTTGGATAGCCCAGATATTTGAAAATTTAGAATCAGACCAGAAAGAATCATCAGATATAACATATCCAATACCTTCATTAACGCCTTCTGCATAATTTTTAATAACTATTTTGTCTTCAAATACTATTGTCCAATTTGCGTTTGTTGCCATTTTTTCTCCTAAGTTTTTATAATATAAATTAAAGCTAAATAAGGTTGTACAATTGCAGCATTAACTGCACTTCCTGAAAAAGTTGCACTCATGTTATGAGAGTGACCTCCGCCATCACCTGTATTGTTCGTACCTTTAGACGTTCCACCTCCACTAGCACCTCCAAGATTTGTTTGGCCACCTCCAGCAGTGGAATTTACCCCTGATATACTATGTGCGTGAGAAGCAAGTTGTGCTGTTGATAAAGTTGCATTTGCTGTTGAACCGCCAACGTTTCCTGCAGCTGTAACAGCAACAGTATTCGCTCCACCAGTTGAAGCTAAAGCTTTATTACCGGATTTTCCAACCGGTACGTTGTCTGCTAAATTAGGTAAAGTAAAAGTAGATGATCCATCACCTGCACCGTAAGTAGTACCTATAATTGCAAATAAAGCTGAATAAGTTGATCTTGAAACTGCTGCACCATCGCATTCTAAAAATCCTGTTGGAAGAGATGATGCTGACCATGGTAAAATTGTACCAGTAGCCGTACCTTCTATACCCGTAAGGTCTGATCCATTAAAATTATATTTAGTTGCTTCGTAATTTGCCATAATATTATTTCTCCGTATATGTCCAACCTACATCTGAACCAGAGTAAACCAATCCAAATGCTGCACCTTCAGTATTAACTACCAAATCTGCTGCTGCGTTAGTTATTTTAGAACTATTTCTTCCGACAGTCAATGCGTTAGTGTCAAACGTATACCTTGAATCTACAAAATTTACTTGAGCACCTACAGCGGGTGATGCGGGAAGAGTTATTGTAACTGCTCCTCCACTTGTATCTACAAAAATTCTATCTTGATCTAATGCTGTATATGATCCTGTTTTAGTAAGCCAATCTGAAGGAGTGTATGAAGAAGTACCAAAAGGCATTTCAAAAACACCAGTGTTTGTTGCAACACCATCAAGATAAATAAGTTTATAACCTTTGTTATCTGTTGCAAAAGTAACTGTTGCACCTGAACCAGACACAGCTTTTAATTGTAATGTTTCTGCACCAGTAGTTCCGTTTTTAATAATGTAAAAAGTTTCCGTAAGAAGAGGAAATGTTAAAATTCTAGATCCTGTAAGAGCACCTGTTAATTCTATGACTCTGTGTTGAGCAGTACCTGTTAAAGCACCATCCGCTATTGTTAAAGCTGTAGTTCCTGATCCTGCAACAGCTAAACTTAAGACACCGCCTGTAAGTTGTTCAATAAGACTTAAATTTGCGTTTGTTTTTGTTCCCCAAGTACCGGCGTTTTCACCAGTTGCCATTAACTCTAAACCAAGGTCTGTAAATGTTGATGCCATAATTTTGTTCTCCTAAGCTACATGTGTTACATCTGTATACGATGTATTCCCTACTATGTCAACATCTTGATACCCCAGTGTAATGATATCTCCTACACTAGAT